TGTCGCAGGAAGTTCAGACGCTGGAGTTGGTTATACAACAACAAGTGCTTACTAACCAATGGCAAAGTTTACTAAAAAGATTACCAGTCTTATTCAAGGTCAGGTACCTGAATTTGTACTATCAGAACATCCTAAATTTGTAGAATTTATAAAAGCATATTTCACTTTTATGGAATCTGCTGAATTAGGTATTATTGAATCAGAATCTACTGAAGGTATTTTATTAGAAACAGAAACAGGTCAAGCTAACAATTTATTGTTAGACGCAAGTAGACTTGGTTCAGAAGCAACTCAAATAGACGCTGGTAATAAAATATTACAAGAAAGTTCTACTTATGGAAAATTCACGCAAGGTGAAATAATAAAAGGTCAAACTTCTAATGCCGAAACTGCTATATTAGCAGAAGACTTAGCAACTAATAGATTATTCATAAATGCAAATGATAGTTTTATAAAAGGTGAAACAATTGTTGGATTAGTTTCTGGTGCGTCAGGTGTTGCAGGAACTTATAGACCTAATCCAGTAAAACATATACAAGATTTGTTAAACTTTAGGGATCCTGATAAAGTTATACAACATTTCTTATCTCAATTTAGAAACGAAGTTTTAAACACAATACCAGAAGACTTACACGATAGTGTTAACAAAAGAGAATTAATTAAAAGAGTTAAAACTTTATATCGTACTAAAGGTACTGCAAAAGGACACGAATTATTTTTTAGATTATTGTTTGGTGAAAACTCCGAAATCTTTTATCCAAAAGAACAAATGTTAAGAGTATCAGATGGAGAGTTTACTTCTAATAAAGTTTTAAGAACAATTAATAGTGTTGGTAATACAGGACAATTAGTTGGAAGAACAATTACAGGTTTAACTTCTAATACAACTGCTGTTGTAGAAAACTTAAATAGATTCCAAATTGGTGACCAACTTGTATCAGAATTATTATTAAATGAAGACAATATAGTAGGAACTTTTCAAGTTGGTGAAACAATTAGAGGTACTGCTACAGATACAGATGACATTTATATTAAGGCAACGGTTACAGGTGTTCCTGGAACATTTACAATTACAAATAATGGTTCACATTTTAAAATTGGAGACAATGTTAGTTTAGTAGGTGGTGGTCAAGCTTCTATTTGTCAAGTTGGAGAAATTGGAAGTGGACCAATAACAGATTTTTATATAAACGCTTCTGGTACACAATATCAAATAGGTGACCCAATAGTTTTTAGTAATGCAAATACAAATGGTGGTGGTGCCGTTGCTGAAATTGCTGTTGTTAATGGTGCCATTGGTAACGAAACAGGAACCGATGGACATATTGTTTATGAAACTGCAACAAGCACACACGATATTAGCCCAGGTAATAAAATTGCTTTAGAAACTGGACTAGGAGATATTACAGACATAAGATTAATTAGTGGTGGTTCTGGTTATACAACAACACCTACAGCTACTATTACAAGTACAAATGGTGTTAACGCTGAATTACTTACATACGGAGATGGAATTGGAAATTTATTAGGAGTTACTATAGTAGAAAGTGGTCGCTCACACGAAACAGCACCAACACCTCCAACGGTTTCACTTATAGAATCAATAGTTGTATTACAATCAAACGGAAGTTATGTTGCAACTGAAACGGTTACAGGTTCTTCTTCTAGTGCAACTGGTGTTGTAGTAAGTTGGGATAATGATAGAAAATTATTAAGATTAAAAAATAGAAATGCTACTGCATTTACTTTAAATGAAACTTTGACTGGTGGTACTTCAGGTACAACTGGTTTAATGGGTAAATCGGATCCAGGTACTGCAACGATTGATGTTGTTGGATTAGCAACAAGTGAAGGTAAATATATTTCAGAAGACGGACACTTATCAGAAACAACAATGAAGGTACAAGATAGTTTATACTATCAGGACTTTTCTTATGTTGTTAAAGTGGGTCGTACTATTGATGAATGGCGAGACGCATTTAAAAAGACTATGCACCCTGCTGGTTTTTACTTTACAGGACAAGTTAATATTGAAAGTAGAATAGACGCACAAATTAATATGCCTGTTGTTGGAAGAGTTACTGGAATTTCAACAAGTCCATTTATTTCATTAATGAACACACTATTTGGAAGTGTATTTGGTAGAAGATTAGGAACAACAACTGATGGTACATCATTAAGAGCTAATCCTCATTTTGGAGTTGCTGGTGATGTTGTACAAGGTTCTAAATCTCCTTTCTCTACAACAACTAGAGATATTACCTTAACACAATCTCCAATGCAATTTAGCTTTCAGTTTAAACCTTTCTATTATTTCAGAACGGTTCATACAAATTTTGGGTCTGTATATGCTGGTCCTAGATTAAAAGAATTTAATACACGATTCCAAGGTATGATGAATTTAAGTGCTATGAATTGGGCAAGAGTAGCTGAATTAAAAGTAATAGGAACGAATACAATTGCTGATGGAACAGATGTTGAATATGGGGATTTAACTACTATTGCAAAGACATATATTACATTACCTGCTGAAGTATTAATACCTCAAGGTAAATTCAGTAATACAAGTACAAAATTTAGTAGTGGTATATCAACTTTTGACTCAACCGTATAATACGGTGTATAAATATTAGGATAGTAGGAAATAAACAATATGGCAAAACAGACAATCAATTTAGGAAGTTCTCCAAATGATGGCACAGGTGATAACCTTCGTGCTGGTGGAGATAAAATTAATGACAATACAACTGAATTGTATACAGCTCTTGGAGATGGTACAGATTTAAAAATTGTCGTAGCAGGTGCTTCATCAAACCAAATTTTACAATGGGATACAGGTAATAGTAGATTTCAACCAACTGCTTCAGCAGCTGCTGGAGATATATCTGTAGATACCAGTCCACAGCTTGGTGGCGATTTAGATATAAACGCTTTTAATATTATTTCTGCTAATAACGAAAATATAGAATTTGTTCCACACGGAACAGGAGTAGTTAAGTTAGATGAACTAACTTTTCCAACAGGAGCAGGAACTACAGGTTATGTACTTGCAACTGATGGCGCAAGTGCAATGTATTGGAAACAAGTAGGAAGTACAATTACTCTTTCTGCTGATACTGGTACTGATGATACATATACGGTAGGCAATGCACTTAACTTTGGTGGTGGTACAGGAATTGGAACAACCGTATCAGACGACAATATTACAATAGCAATAGACGACACGGTTGCCGATTTAACAACCGCACAAACTTTTTCAAACAAAATTTATGATGACCCAAATATAACAGGTACATCAACAGGAAATATTAAATTTAGATGTGCTACAATAGGTTCATTTATTGCTCAAGGTGCTACTGCTCTTGCAAGTTTTCAACCTGCGTCTGCTTATGCAGGTGCATTTGGTGTTGATACATCAACATACAAAGCTTACTTTGCTGCTAATTCAGCTTGGAACCAAATCGCAAGTTCATTATCATCAATTGATATTTTAGCAGATGTTGATACTACTACAGCTGCCCCTACTAATAACCAAGTACTTACTTGGAATAGTGGAAGTTCACAATGGAAACCTACATCAATAACATCCGAGTTAAGTGATGATACTAGTCCAGTTCTTGCTGGTAATTTAGATTCAGCAGGATTTACAATTAATGGAACAGGTAAACTTGATTTAACTGGTTCAGGTGGAAAAGCAAGATTTGATTTTACAAATACTGCTTCATTTCCAACAGCGGCTACTTATGCTGGTGGTTTTGCTGTATCAACTTCAACAACTAAAGCATACTTTGCTACTTCTTCTGGTTGGATTAACTTATTATCAGAAAACGATAGTGTAGATATACTAACAGATGTTGATACTACTACGGTTACTCCAGTATATGGACAAGTATTAGTATATGAAAATGTAAGTGGTACTGGAATATGGAGACCAAATGATTATGTTCCAGCTCAAAAAGTAGCTGCAAATTTTAATGTGGGCAATAGCGGAACAGCAGATTTTACTTTTACAGGTGATGGATTTACAACTCATAATAGTGGTGGTTCACAAAACGATCCTGTACTTTATTTAAAGAGAGGTCACACTTATACTTTTACGGTATCTAGTGGTGGTAATGTATTTGAAATTAGATATTCAAGTGGTGGAAGTGCATATAACTTTGGTGTAGATGGTAATTCAACGAGTAGTGGAACAATAACTTTCTGTCCTCTAATGAGTTCTCCATCAACCTTATATTATCAATGTCCAAGTCATGCAGGAATGGGAAATACAATAAATCTATCTTAAAGGAAAGATGTATAAATAGTGTTAGAAATAGGAAATAAACAATGCCAGCAATTATAACAAGTAAATTTAGACGAAACAATGCTCAACAATTTGAGGAATCTTTTGGTGAGGCAGCTCCAAATGTCTATTACCTAGGAATAGGAAAACCAACTGCGTTTGGAACAAAAACTAGAGCAGATGGAAGGACAGATAACATAGGAACTGATTCAGCTCCTATAACACCAGCAGATTCAGTACAAGATGAATATGATACTTTTGATGATTTACTGGCTGCTAAAAAAATTACAAGCTCAGATGTTGCTTTTGCTTGTCCTAGAATAAATTGGGCAACAGGAACAACTTATGATATTTACAGAAACGATTATGGTAATAGAATAACAGGTACTACTACTACTCAATCTGCAAATTCAGGAGCAACAAATTTATATGACGCAAACTTCTATGTATTGAATACAAATTTTAAAGTCTATAAATGTTTAGACAATAATGACAACTCAGCGTCAACGGTTGAACCAACTGGAGAAAGTGTTAATATATTAGAAACAGCAGATAGTTATAAATGGAAATATATGTTTACTTTATCTGCAAGTTCACAAGCAAATTTCTTATCAACAGATTTTATGGGAGTTTCTACAAACTCTTCTGTACAAAATGCTGCTGTAGATGGCGACATATCAATTATTAAAATTAAGGCTGCTGGTACAGGTGGTACTGATGGAACACATACAGGCATTGCAATTAGAGGAGATGGTTCTGGAGGAACTTGTTCGGTAACTATTGCTTCAGGTTCGGTTACTACGGTTGTGGTTACAGGAACACCAATTAACTATTCTTTTGGATATGTTAGAGTGGCAGATATTGTTGCCGCTGGTGGTACAAATTTAATAGGTGCTGAGTTAGATGTAATTACAGAACCAAAAGGCGGACACGGTTTTGACCCATTTGAAGAATTAGGTGCTTTCTTTATAATACTTAATACTTCTTTTGAAGGTGCTGAAACTGCTAACTCTGGAGACTTTGCTACACAAAACGATTTTAGAAGAGTTGCTTTAATTAGAGACCCTTTAGCTGGTGGTTCGGCTGCTAGTACAACAACATTAAGAGGAACTAAAGCAATTAGATTTGACGCAGGTGCAGGAACTTTTGTTGCTGACGAAAAGATTACACAAACAAATACAGGTGCTGTTGGTAAAGTCGTACAATGGGATACTGCAAATTTAATTTTATATTATATACAAACAAGATATGATGATGAAGGTGTTGACGCAAATGGAAATATGACTGCTTTTTCTGGTACCAATGTGGTAACAGGAGGCACTTCAACTGCAACAGGCACACCAACAGGCACAACCGAAACGGTTAACAATGTTTCTTTAGTTTCAGGTTATTCTACTTCCGAAATAGACGCTGACTCTGGCGATGTAATGTACATTGAAAACAGAGCGCCAGTAACCCGAAGTGTTGACCAAACGGAGAATGTTAAGTTAATCATAGAATTTTAAAGAGGGAAATGAATGCCAAGTCCAACTGACTTTAATCTCTCGCCTTATTATGATGATTTCTCGGAAAGTAAAAGCTTCCATAGAATATTATTCAGACCAGCTTTTGCTGTACAGGCTAGAGAGTTAACACAATCACAGACAATCTTACAAAATCAGATTGAAAAAATGGGTAACCACATATTTGAAAGTGGTGCTCAGATGATACCTGGTGAGATTACTTATGACTTGCAATACTATTCTGTTAAGTTAACTTCATTTACAGGTACAAGTACATTATCAGATTTTGTTGGACTTACTTTAATAGGACAAACTTCTGCTGTTGAAGCGAAGATTGTTGCTGTTGATATTGCAACTTCAACTGACCCAAATACTTTATATGTTAAATATAATAAAACTGGTGTAGGTAATAATACAAACGACTTTGTTGCTGGTGAATCAATGGTAGCAGTACACGCAAGTTTAGGTAATCTAACTGCTGTATGTACAGAATCATATACAGGTTCAGCTGCTTCAGTTGCTGCTGGTACTTATTACATTAATGGGTATGCTGTTAATGTTGATAAACAAACTTTAGTATTAGACAAATATACAAACGAACCATCATATAGAATTGGTTTAACAATCACAGAAAGTTTTGTAACACCTAACAACGATAGTACACTTGTAGATAATGCTCAAGGTTCTTCAAATGTAAATGCTCCAGGTGCTCACAGATTTAAAATTGCATTAACACTTAGTAAACTTGCTTTAACTGCAATTACAGATACAAACTTTATAGAATTATTAAGATTAAGTAGTGGTGCTTTACAAAATATAGTTAGAAGTACTGAATATGCTATTTTAGAAGATACTCTTGCTCGTAGAACAAGTGATGAAAGTGGAGATTATACTATAAGAACTTTTGATTTAGATGTTAGAGAACATTTAAGTTCAGGAGATAATAGAGGAATTTATACATCAGGAAATGGTGGTTTAGAAACTAAACTTGCATTAGGATTATCTCCAGGAAAAGCATATGTTAAAGGATACGAAATAGAAAAAGTAGGAACCGAATTTGTTACAATAGATAAGGCAAGAACATTTGGAACTGAAAGTGGTTTCCCTACAAAATTTGATGTTGGAAATTATGTTAATGTATCTAATGTATATGGTTCTCCAGATGTAAATTTTATAACAGGAGAAACAGAAGCCTTTAAAGCATTACAATTAAAACTTTCTTCACCAACTTATGCTGCTGGAACAATTACTGCAAATAATGAAAATTTAATATTAGATATTGGTCGTGCCAAATCTAAAGGTTTTGAATATAACGCAAGTACAGGAGCCGCAATATCAGGTTCAGGAAATATAAGTCCATCAACAAGTGAAATTTATAAACATTATCTATTTGATATAGAAATGTTTAGTCATATAGGTATTACTACTAGCCAAGCATTTACAACTGGTGAAACTTTAACAGGTTCTTCTTCTGGTGCAACTGCTGTTGTTGAAAGTGTATCTACAAATACAACTTCTACAATCTCTTCATCTACAGCTGCTGATCCTGTTGTTATAACAATGGCTGCTGATTTAGATATTAAAAATGGTGACGCAATAACAATTACTAGTGTTAGTACACAAACAGAATTAAATGATAATGTTTATTATGTTAAACAAGTAATTGGTGGTACTGCTAAAAGAGAATTTGCATTATATGACTCAAGCGGAACTGCTGTTGACGGAACTGGTCACACAGGCGCAGGTACAGGTGGAAATATTGCAACTTCTAAAGTAGTTGTATCAAATGTACAAGGAGATTTTTTACCTAATGAAACGGTTACAGGTGGTACTTCTTCTAATACTGCAACAACTAAAACAGATGTATTTGAAAACAAAGCATTTACAAGTTATGGTTCTAGTGATGTAAAAGAAATTACAATGGCAGGAAGTCCAACTTATACTGCTCAAACAGAATTATCATCAGCGTATGGAGAAAATGTACAACTATCTGGAACAATTTCAGTATCAGGTGGTGGACAATCTGTAGTAGGTTTCAATTCTAAATTTAATACAGAATTAAAAGTTGGAGATTCAATCCAATTTGCTGATACAGGTGGAACAATTACAACAAGAGAAGTTATAGAAATTATATCTTCTTCAGCATTAACACTAGGAAGTGCTATTGGTGGAACTGCTGTGTCTAGTTCAATTGTAATTAGACGAAGAACAAAATTACAAGAAGCTGATAAAAATATTGGTATCTTTGAATTACCTTATAGTACAATTAAAACATTAAAGACAATTGTAAATTCAGGTATAAGTGATACTGCATTTACGGTTAGAAAATCTTTTGTTGGAACATTAACTTCAACAGGAGATATTACTATTACTGCAAATACTGGAGAGACTTTTATATCTCAATCAGAAGCAGATTATTCAGTAACCATAATGACAAAAGGCGGTTCTTCTTCTGCTGGTGTTGTTGGAGATAAATTATCTACAACTGGAAACCAACACGAAGGTGACGCTTGTTTTGCGTTATCTGGTTCACCTGTTGGTCGTACTTTAACTTTAGATTTTGGTGCTAATCATCAAGGACACAAAGTAAAAATTATTGGAACTTTAAGTAAAACAGCACAAAACGAAAAAACAAAAACTTTAACTTCAAATGCGACTTCAACTATTACAACTCAAGCAGATTGTGAAGCAAGTACTATCTCTTTAGGCAAAGCTGATATTTACTCTCTTGCTTCTGTTAAAATGGCTGCTGACTTTTCAACAACACCTGTTTCTGGAGATACAGACATTACAGATAGATTTTCTTTAGACAATGGTCAAAGAGATAACTTCTATGATATTGGAAGATTAAAAAGAGTTGATGGAAGTTTAAATCCAACTGGACAATTACTAATTACATTTAATTATTTTACACATGGTAATGGAGATTTCTTTAGTGTAGATAGTTATTCAGGACAAATAGATTATACATTAATTCCAACTTATACTTCTGATACAACTGGTGACGATTATAGATTAAGAGATTGTTTAGATTTCAGACCTAGAGTAGATGACGCAACTACAATTAATGCTGGTACACAAAATAGGAGTTATGATGGTACAGGTGCTTCAACTATTGATATTGTTAAATTTGGAACTTCTGTTAATTCAGACCACGAATTTTATAAAGGAAGAATAGATAAATTATTCTTAACAAAAGATGGTGAGTTTAAAGTATTATCTGGTGCTCCAGATGTTAAACCACAAGCGCCTGATATAATTGATAATGCTATGCACCTATACACAATTTCATTACCTGCTTATAACTTAACAACGGATGATGTAATTTTTGAAACAATTAATAATAGAAGATATACAATGAGAGATATTGGTTCTATTGAAAAGAAAGTTGATAGAGTTGAATATTATACTCAATTATCTTTATTAGAAACTGCTGCTCAATCATTACAAATACAAGACGCTGATGGCTTTGATAGATTTAAAAATGGATTTATAGTAGATAATTTTAAAGGTCACGGTATTGGTGAGGTTACAAATAGCGATTACAGATGTTCAGTTGATTATGCAAAAGGAGAATTAAGACCTCATTTTAACCAAGACGCTGTTGAGTTGGAAGAAGTAGATGAAGACGGAACAGCTTTAGTTGACGCTGATAGAACGGCTGCTAACTATCAAAAGATTGGTGATTGTTTATTATTACCATTTGTAGAAAAAGATTTAATTAATCAACCTTTCGCTTCTAAAGCGATTAATGTTAATCCATTTGCAATTTTTAGTTGGATGGGAACAATAGAATTAACTCCAAGTTCAGATGAATGGAGAGAAACACAACGAACACCTGAACTAGTAGTAAATTCTACTACTGGTGCTTGGGACCAATTGTTAAGAGAAGGAAGAGTTCCTAATCAAAATGAAATAGCACTTGGTACGGTTTGGAACGAATGGCAAACAAATTGGACTGGAAGTCCAATAATGGATATTGGTAGTCAAAGAACAGGTAGTACTTGGAGACACGGTAGAGCAGTTAGACAAAGAGTTAACATTACTTCTATCAACCAAGTTAACCAAAGTAGAACAGGAATTACAACAACTGCTGTACCTCAAACGGTTAGAACAAGTATGGGAGATAGAGTAATTGATGTTGCTTTTGTTCCATTTATTAGAAGCAGGGATGTTGCTTTTGTTGCAACGAGATTAAAACCAAATGCTAGAGTTTATCCTTTCTTTGATAATGTAGATATAACTTCTTATGTAACTCCAACAAGTGGTTCACTTGGAGGTAATTTAGTTACGGATGCTAATGGTGCTGTATCTGGTGTTTTCTCAATACCTGATCCAAAAATTGATACAAATCCAAGATGGCGTACAGGTGAAAGAACATTTAGATTAACTTCATCAAGTACTAACTCTATGGATGCTGCTGCTGTTTCTACAGCTGCTAATGCTGAATATATTGCTAGAGGTCTATTGAATACGGTTAGAGATACAATTGTTTCAACTAGAGAATTTAGAGGTGTAAACACAACGGTAACAGACCAACAATCGGTTATTAGAACAAGTACAAGACAAGTAGTACAAACGGTTGGATGGGTTGACCCATTATCACAAACTTTTATGACAGATGAAAAGGGTGGAGTATGTTTATCTTCTATAGATTTATATTTCTCTACTAAAGACGCAAATATTCCTGTAACCGTACAAATTAGAAATACGGTTAATGGTTATCCTGGAAGTAAAATACTTCCATTTGGAGAGGTTACTTTAATTCCTTCTGCTGTTAATACAAGTTCAGACGCTTCAGTAAAAACAACATTTACTTTTCCTAGTCCTGTTTATATACAAGACCAAGTAGAGTATTCTTTTGTTATTATGTCTAACTCAAATGATTATGAAACTTATGTTGCGAGATTAGGCGAAACAAATATAGGTTCTAGTAGAACAATATCAAAACAACCATATGCTGGTGTTATGTTTAAATCTCAAAATGGTTCAACTTGGACTGCTGAGAATAACGAAGATATTAAATTCACAATGAAAAGATGTGAGTTTTCTGCTGTTACTGGAACGGTTCACTTATCAAATAAAACTTTAAGTGCTAAAACATTAAAACAAAATCCAATTAGAACAACAAATAGTTCTGGTGTAGTTAGAGTGTATCATAAAAATCATAATTTACACGATACAAATTCGTGTGTTACTATTGCAGGAGTTCCAAATGGTACTCACAATGGTATTGCTCATACAGATATTAATGGTGATTATACTGCTATAACAAATGTAACTTTAGACACTTATGATGTAACAACTAGCGGAACTGCAACTTCATCAGGAGATGTTGGAGGTACAGCGGTTACTGCTACAGAAAATAGACAATTTGATGTATTGAATTTAGGTGGTCTACAATCACTATCAGTTCCTGGAACTTCAATTGTTCCATTTGTAAGAACAACAACATCAAAATCAATTCACGGAACACAAACACCATATAGTTTACTTAGTGAAGCTAATAGACAATCGGTTACTTTGGCAGATGATATATACTTTACTCAACCACAAGCAGTTATGTCAACACCAAATGAAACTACTCGTATGGCTGGTGCAAAATCTTTTTATGTTATTATGGAGATGTCAACAACAAATCCAAAAATTTCTCCAATTATTGACTTAGCTAGAAGAAGTGTTTTTTGTATTACAAACAGATTAAATAATCCAACTTCAGGAAATACACCTTCGTTTCAATCAGAAACAGCAGCTAATGGTTCTTCAAGTGCTTCAAAATATATTACAAAACCTGTAGTGTTAACAAACAACTCAACAGCGTTAGATATTAGATTGACGCAAGTAGTAAGAACAAGTGCTAAAGTAGAAGTTTATTATAGAACAACAAGTGCTGATGAAGTTAGAAATATAAATGAGATTAACTGGACACCATTTAATACTGCTGGTGAAGCAGACAAAACGGTTACTGCTTCTGAAGCTGATGATGACTTTAGAGAATATCAATATTCAGCAAGTAATGTAAATACATTTACAGCATTCCAAACTAAAATAGTATTAAAAGGAAACAATAGTTCTTATCCACCAATAGTACGAGATATGAGAGGAATTGCGCTTGCGATATAATTAAATGATAAACAATTTGGTTAAAGTATTGAAGTTTGAAAGTTTACAAAGAGATATAAGTTCAAATGCTATTGTAAATACAAGTTCTAGTGATTATGAAATTTATATAGCTAGAAAACAACAACGAGAAGTAGATAAAAATAAAATGCAAGATATATGTAGAGAAATAAATACTTTGAAAGCAGAATTAATAGAAATTAAAAATATAATAAAGAACGGTAACGGAAATGGCAGTTAGACAAGTAGCAACGACAGATAGTTTAGACAAGTTAAGGATAGAGTTTAATGCTCTAGCTTTATCTGACTTTGGTGATATTGCAACATTGGACGCTTCATTATCAGCAACTACGGTTATAGGTGCTGTTAACGAAATTAATGGAATTGCAATTGCCGCTGCTGGTTTCACATTAACAGATGGCCAAAACTCACAAGCGGTTGCTTCTGGTAATACATTAACCGTAAGTACAACAACAGGAATAACTGCGTTAGTTTCAGCACCAGATACATTAACACTTGGTATAAACACAGATTTAACAGGTATTAATACTATAGATGTTGCAACTTCTGTTGAGATAGGAGATTTAACCCTTTCAAGTGGTTCAATAATTGCAACAGGTGGTGCTATAAGTTTCGGTAACGAAAACCTAACTACTACTGGTGGAATTACTGGTGGAGCAATAGTTGGTACAGGATTAACAATCAATGGTGCTGAATTTTTAATGGAAGGCGCTACTTCGGATGCTTTTGCAACAACGATAAGGGTTACTGACCCAACTGCTGCTAATACAATTACTATACCAGATATATCAGGAACCGTAATTACTACTGCTGATACAGGTACGGTTACTCAAACTATGTTAGCAAATTCTGCTGTAAGTACAGACCAAATAGCTGACGCTTCAATAACGATTGCTAAATTAAAAGATTTTCCAACTTCAACATTAACCGTAGACACTTTAATTGCAAATAATATTACAGGTCTTGCTGCTACTGCAAGTCAAGTTGCTTTAACTGCTGATAATAGTACTAACGCAACAAGATTTATTACCTTTAGTGATAATGCTACAGGTAACAATGGATTAAAAACAGATACAGATTTTTATTACAATCCTTCTACTAATACATTAACTACAACTTCTACACAAGCAAATTATGCTGACTTGGCAGAAAAATATCTTGTTGATAAAGAATACGAAGTAGGAACGGTATTATGTATAGGTGGAACTGCCGAGGTAACTCAATGTAAAGATAATCATTGTTCAAAAGTTGTTGGTGTTGTATCAGAAAAACCAGCGTTTATAATGAACGGAAGTTTAGAAGGAATGTCAGTTGCTGTTGCATTAACAGGAAGAGTTTCTTGTAAAGTATGTGGACCAGTTAAAAAAGGTGATATGATAGTAAGTTGTGAACAAGCAGGTTGTGGTAGAGCAGAAGCAGAACCAAGACCAGGAACATTAATTGGTAAATCTTTAGTCAATGACGATTCAACAGGAGAAAGATTAGTTGAAATAGTTGTTGGTAAGTAGGAGTAGATTATGAGTAGTAAAGACGAACAAACTCTATTATGGATTAAGAGATTAAGAGAAGAAATCCAATCACACACTAGATACGAAGCAAGACAACTATTTTACATAGACGAGAATGGACTTGACCGTGAGGCTAAAGAACATATGAGTTATGGTGAATGGTTGAGAGAGTATAACAGGTTTAAAATTGTTAAGGTGGAAGGTTTAGAAGATGTTGTTTGGTTAAAAGAAGTATTAGATGAAGTAGTAAAGAATATCACAGGTAAGACAAGACAAGATATTCATTTATTTGTTAATCAAACTGCTGGCATTAGTTTCAAACCTCATAAAGATGATAAAGATGTTTACTTATATGTTGTAAAAGGAAAAAAGAAAGTAAATATTAATAATGAGGTTAAACCTTTATATGATGATGAAGGAATTATCATTGAACAAGGTGTTGAACACTTTGTTGAAAGTGAAGCTGATACCTGGGGGTTAAGTATTGGAGTTATATAATGAATTGGATGTTTTATTTAAAAACAACCGAAACTTGTAATTTAAATTGTAAACATTGTTTCACTTCTGGCATTAATGGACCTAAAGTATATTGGGATACTACAAAGGTTATTAAATGGTTAAACGATTTCCGTAAATACAATTCACAAAAAAACGATAGCGCTCATTTAGAGTTTCACGGTGGGGAACCATTTTTAGTTCCTGTATCTGAAATGCAATATGTGTATGACGCAACTAAAGATTTGTGGGGCAATCAATCTTATGGTGTAACCACTAACTTGGTTTTCAAACTAAAACAAGAACATATAGATTTTATAAAGGGACCATTAGGGAATAGATGTGGAACTAGTTGGGATCCTGATATTCGTTTTGAAAATGAGAAACAATTAAACTTATGGAAACGAAATGTTGCTACTTTAATTGATGAAGGTGTAGACATTAAACTCTTTATATCAGTAACCAAAGATACGATAGCAATTGAGCCAATTGAATTATTAAAATGGGTGCAAGATTTGGGTGTTAAAGAAATGGCACTTGAACGATTGACTGGTAATGGTAACGCTAACTTACATCCTGAAATATTCCCTTCAAATATAGAACAAGACAAGTGGTTTCTAAAAATGCACGAACAAATGATACAATATAAGGCAAGAAAGTGGTTTGATAATGAATTTTTAGAAACTATTTACTCAAAGTTTACTTCTGGTGATACGGAGCAAGGAACTTTTTGTAGAAATTGTGAACAAAAGCTCTTTACACTTAACGCAACTGGCACAATAGGTGGTTGTCCGAATGCTGCTCCTGAATTCAACTTTGGTACTTTGGATGACCCTTTAGTTGGTCTTATAAATAATCCAAAGAGATTAGAAGTCATTGCTTGTGAAGTGGCAAGAAACCCAATTTGTTGGGAATGTCCTGTTTTCAAGTATTGTGGTGGCGATTGTCACCAATTAGGATGGCAAGGAGACATATGTGGTGCTCCTAAATCTCTTATGAAACATTTGGCGCAAAATAAAAGTGAGGCGATATGGTAACATTAACAAGTCCGATAACGGCACAGAACATAGTAGATAGATTTAAAGAATTGGTAACAGATGTAGCAGATACTAGTATAGTATGGGGTACAGATAACTTACCAGGACACTCAGCGTTTACCACCGCTGATTTTGGTGGAGTAGTTGATGGTATGTCTTTAGTCCTTATTAATACCACAGGAACATTTACGGTTAACGAAACGGTTACTGGAAGCATATCAGCTACAACAGGAGTTGTTGTATCTTATTCTAGTAATACATTGAAAGTTAGAAACATAGTTCCAGGTTCTGGACAAACGAATTTTTTACAAAATGATATTTTAACTGGTGCTTCTTCTGGAGCGATTGGAACGATTTCAACATTGACAGAAGTTTCAGCAGTTAGCGTTGGAGTAACTGGTGGTAATATTGGTAATACAGGAAGTCTTATTGACGCTTATGATATTTACTCTACTTTAAAAAATGAAATGAATAATTACACTAATATTAAAAATTGCAATGCTGTAGTAAATTTAACAGGTGGTGCTCAACAATATAATCAAACAGAAATTGCACATTTAACAACAGCACAAAGAGTCACCTTGACGCCTAGTCAACCAGGTGCATTATCAACAGGAGCACTTGCTACTTCAACAAGTGTAGAAAATTATCTATCTACATTAGCAAGTAGTTATACCAGTGAAAGAGCTAACACATATACAATGACTAAAACGATTTGCCATTCAAGTTGCCACTCTAGTTGCCACGGCAGTAGGAGTAGAAGATAATGATTGAAACTATAGTACCAATTGAATTAAAGAATTTAAAAAAATACTTTGAAGATAAAACACAAAGTTATATTATAGACTATCAAAAGAGTGAGTTACAAGGACAACAATTTTTAACTTATTTAAGTAATTTAGATATCCCTTGTGATGTGTCAAACTATGATGATGAATTATTATTAGCATATTTTGAAACACAAATGTTAGTCAAAGTACCTATGTTAGAAAGAGTTGCTATACAAGTTCTCTTTGAACATAAAGGTTTAATGAAAAATGTTGTTCACGGTGCTTTTATTTCTCAAAATTTAGAAATAATTGAACTATGGGCAAATAAATTAGAAAGTCTTCCTTTATATAATATGTCTATTATTGGAGAAGGTGCTTTTAAAGAGTTTGTTGAGAGTTATCCTAAAGACGATAGTAATGATGTAAAAGGTATTAATTTTGTTAGTTTATTAAAACATAAAGATTTTTACTTTTACTATAACAAAACTAATGAAAAAAATGTTAAATACTATACTAAATACTTCACAGAATATATGTTCAAAGGTAAAAGTCTATTTAATTTTTGGGGAGTTAAAGAAAACCCATTGTTCTTATTAACTTGGGCAGTTGCTGAAGGAAAATTTGATACTAAAAAATACAACGAAGCTAAAACAGCCGATATAGGAAAATTAAATGCTACACCTGTTTAATAAAGTTTATTTAAATTTTGATGACTCAATAGATTGTCATACAAATAGATATGTTATTTCCGAAGATAAAGGAAATGCAATGCACGAACAATTAGGGACTGCTTATAGTGGTACACTAATTAACTATGCAACGAATAGAAATGAAATGTCAGGTAAGTATTCTGACTTAACTGGTTTCTTTGAAGATGTATGTACTAAACAAAAATCATTAAATAGTAAAGTTATTATATATTGCGATACACAAGCATTTTTAGAATACTCTATTATATGGTTAAAAACTATCTTACCTTTTGCTGATAGTGATAATATTGTAAAATACTTAGACCTATATCTACATAACGAAAGAATCACAGCAAATACTCAACTACAACCTACACATACTTTAGATTTAACTAAATTGAATACAGGTTTAGGAGATGTTCTAGGATATGTTAATGTTCTACCTACTTTAGATTTAGATAGAGTTAAAGCGCTTAATTTAGATTTCTCAATTGAATTATTGCTTGGAGAGTACTTTGCTGGCGCTAATTCACACGAAGCTAATTTACTTACTACTTACCATATGTTTTTACAAAGATTTTATAAAGAAATATTAACAGATGTTAGAGAGGATGCGGCTCTAAATCTTTTAAATAAATCTCAACAAACTGCATTAGGTTATTCAGCAAATGATGTTGTTATAAATGCTGATAACCCTTTTGAAGGAATTACAGAATTGGCTGCCTTTGCTGATACAGATGTTTTTACTGCTAAACCTGTTGCAAATGCTGGATATGTGAATACAATAACAATTGATAATTTGACAAGTGAAAAACAAACTGCATTAAAAACTTTAATTAGTACATTACAAACTTTTCAAAATATTCCAAATCCAGATTACTCAATGAGTCAATTTGATAAAGCTTGTGGTAATTCTTTATCATCAAGCGACTTTGATACAATAATTAATGAAACGGTGACGAATAGTCCGTCTTTGGCGTATATCCCAAGATTTGATGTTAGTAATGTTAACTACTCATTTTTACAATATCTTTTTTCTTTAAAGAAAGATAACGATTCAAATACGCTAGGAAAATTCAGACTATTCGCAAACTCGTAGGAGTTTAAATGCGAGAATTTTTAATAGACCCCAAAAGAGATCCAGAGCAAGAGTACACAATTCATTTATTTGAATTCTGTAATTTAAGGTGTGGGTTCTGTTGGCAAAATCACAACGACACGGTTGGAATAGATACCGTAATCAATAAAGTAATTCCTGTAGAAAAATTTATCAGAAGTGAATTAATGATGAGTGTTGTATTTAATATTATGGGTGGCGAAGTCTTTGCTCCTGCAATCTATAATACAGAATTAAATCACGCATATAAAACTTTATCAAAAGGCATACAAATGATATGCAAACGCTATGATAAAAAATTAAAAATTAATTGGGTTAGTAATTTGGTTATGAGTGATGAAGGTAATGAGTTATTAAGAGATTTATTAAGTTGGTCTGAACAGGAAGGTATTGAAGCAACAATGACTACTAGTTATGACCCGAGAGGAAGATTTAACGAAAAAGATTTAGAACGATTTAAACAACAAGTAATCTATTGGGGAAAAGAAATAAAATCTTTTTCAATGTTAATAACTAAACCAATGATAAAGTTTCATTTGGAAAAAGGCGATCCATACTTCAAACATTTATATGATGAAGGTTATGAGATTTATTTTGATTATTATACACCAGACCAACACGCTAAAGTCTTTATGCCTAGCGATACGGAGTTATTAAAGTTCTTTAAGTATATAATAGATAACTATCCACAATGTTCGCCTGTAAGAGAATGGATATTTAAGAAAAGAAATTACGCTAGTTGTAGAACAAGTAAATTAATATTACAAGACAATACATTATGTCAATGTGGTAATCTTGTACAGGACCCAAAAGATATAGTAGCATATGCTTCGCCTATAAAGAAAAGAGACAATTCAATTATTGAAAATAAATTTTTAGAAAAATATAATTGTGCTAGTTGTGAATTTTTGGATAGATGTACTTTAGGATGCTTTATGAACCACGATTATAAATGGAGGGAAGAATTGGATGAGTGTGTTTACAAACTTACGCACAGATATATTGAAAATGTACGAGTACAAAGAAACTTTATCGCAACCTGATATTTCAAAACTAAAAATTAATAATACAGATATTGAAATTCAGTTAGATAAGTTTCCTATACAAACTCCGTTTATACCTAGAATAGATAGTAGACAAGCACATTTATTTTTATGGTTAGGTAAGAAAGAAGAAGACATTGAAACATATAACCTTGCACAAAAGAATATTGGTGAAAAGATGTGGGTACATAATAAAACACCTAATACTTTTATAAAAGGTGTAGGTATGTTTCATATCTATGATGATTATGTTATAGTAGGCTCTTTAAAGTACCCTGGTTATATGAGAAGTAAAAGCGCAATAGAAAGAAGACGATTGATAAGAACAATGTGGTGTGAAACAATTAATATATTTAAAGATAGAAAGATATTATGTCCTTCTGGTTCTTATTTTGATTACTTACACTTATCTATGAACCAAATGAAAGCACAAAAAGAACCTTACCATAGAGAGATAATGCAACAATTTGGTTTTGAAAAAGATGTAGTATATGACCACTTTTGGATTAGAGATAAAGAAACAACAACTGGTTTGAATTGGATAAATTATGCAAATTAGGTTTACAGATACAATAGATGTATTAGATAATTTCTTAACTGATAAAGAGTTAATAAATCAGTTAAAAGAAGAAAGTAAAATTAATACTACAATTAAAGGACAAGATACATTTAATTTTACACCTTGTCAAAAGAAGTTTTGGGAAATTGCAAATGTAACTATAGTAAATTATTGTCTTTCAAACAATATAGACTATAATAATATAGAGTTATCTAATTTTCAAAAAGGTAGATTAAAGAAGTACGACCAATCTAGTGTGACCAATCATCTATATGAACCACACCACGATAAGGTTGAAGGTGCTTTAATTTCTGCAATCTATTATATAGAAAGTGATTATACACCTGAAAAATGGGTAGGTGGTGAATTAAGTATATACAAAAATTTAACTTTTGCTGAATACCCTTATAATACCGTAAACATAGAACCTGTAGCTAATAGACTGATAATATTTCCTGGGTTTCTAGTACATAGAGTTAAACCATACTTTGGAATAAATCCGAGAACATCTTTAGTATTAGGATGGGAAGTAAAAGACCAACCAAAGACTGAACCAATAATAGTGTAATGGACTTAATAATTAAACCAACTGAATTGTGTAATTTCAAATGTACTTTTTGCTCAAGTACACAATTGACTAATGAGAAAAAGAATTGGTTAAAACACGAACAAATATTTGAATTTCTAACAAGATTTCCACAAACTAAAACTATCATAGTAAATGGTGGGGATCCTTTGATGATGGAACCTGAATACTATTGGAAGATTATTAGATGGTTAGATGAAAGAGAATATACTACTTCACTTGCACTAACAACAAACTTATGGCCGTTTTATAAGAAACCTAGTTTATGGGTTGACTTATTTAATAACGATAGAATAGGAGTAACTACTTCTTTTCAATATGGTGGGGGAAGATTAAAAGGTGATTATTCTGAATTTACAGAAGAAGACTTTTGGTTATGTTCAGACGCAATGAAAAAGTATGTTGGTTATAGACCAGATTTTATTTCAGTTATTACTAAAGAGAACGAACACAACGCAATTAAAAATGTTAAACTTGCAAAGTATATGTCAGAAGATAAAAAACCTGAAGGAACTTTACATACTTTTTGGAGAGAAGAGAAGACAGGTGTTGAGTGTAAGTTAAATTATGCAATGATGAGTGGTGAACAAAAAGAACCATTTTTATTATCAGATATATATAATATATACACTAAAATTTATTTAGAAGGTTTAGCACCTTGGGAGTTTAATACAAAACAAATGATGTTGAGTATTAAAGATTGTTCTACTACTTGTCCTTTAAGTAGAAAGTGTGATGAAGGTATAAGATGTTTACAACCAGATGGAGATTATTATAGTTGTGGTGCTTTCGGTGATGATAAAGATAAAGAGATAGATTTTAAAAAAGAAATGAAAGGTGAGTTTTTTACACCATTACAAGATGATGTTTCATTAATAAGTATGAAAAAATCTTGTTTTAGTTGTCCAATGTTTAATATATGTAATGGTTGTAGAAAGACAATAAAAGATTATCAACGAGCAGGAGTAATAGAGAAACATTGTGAGAAAATGAAAAGATTAGGACCTGCAATATTAAAAGCAAATGGAAGTAATTTACAAATGACACCATATATAAGTGAAGCATAAATGAGAAGAAGTCATTCCAATATAGAAAATGTTTTAATTAATGGAGTTTGGCCTACTTTGGATCCAGTACCATTTAGATTTTTTGATGGTATTGAAATACCATTTAAAGCACAAGATGGATATAAAGTGGCAGTACATACACCAGATGTTGAGAAAGCTCTCAAAATGTGCCATACTTATTTAGGTGATAAATATATTAGTCAATTGTCTGGTAAGTTTAACTTATATGGACAACCAGAAATTATTAATGGAGTAGACAAAGGTTCGTTAAATTGGCATAATGATTTGAAAGAAGGAGCAAATGTAGCAGCTCTTATGTATTTTACTGGAGCTAGTAATCCTGATACTGGAGGACATTTAGAAGTAAGAACTGCTGAGACAAAACAATTATCTGCTTTTTTATATCCTGGTAAGTGTGATGTTATATTATTAAATCACAAAAGTACTTGGGAACATAAAATTGGAGAGTTTAAAGAAGCTGGGGTTGAAAGACTTACTGGTTATTTTGATTATAACATATGAGCGAATTAGAGTTTTTTAAATTTATACAACAAATGGAAAAAGAAGTATACGATATTATACCATTCTTTGAGGAATTAGATTATGACGAAGCAGAAAATTAATTTATCAGTTAATCCATCTTATCATTGTAATTTTAGATGTTCTTGGTGTTATCTTACACCTGAACAATTAGGCGATACTAAAACTATAAGTGATGAAAGATTAAATGAATTACTAGCAGAAGTTTCTGCTCATAGAGAAATTAATCATATTGATTTATATGGTGGTGAGATTGGTATATTAAAGAAAGAACAATTAAAGAACATCACAGAAGTTATTAGACTTTATTATAAAGATAGAATTAATATCAATACAAATTTATCTGTATTAAGAGAAGAATTTTTTAATCCCGATTATTATTTAAGTGTTAGTTATGATTTAGAGACTAGACAAGACTATGAAAAAGTTAAAGATAATATGGCGAAACTTCCAGTTGATTTTTCTATATTATGCTTAGCAACAAGAGAAGTGTTGAGCCGCTCTAGCGAACATTGGTGGCAAACATTTAATAATATTAACAAGTTGAGTATAGACCAACATAAAGAATCTCATCTTAAAAGTGTAGAATTAAAACCTTATAGTTCTAATCAAGCAAATGACCAAAAGATAACACATACAGAATTTGAAAACAAAGTTTTAGATTTATTAATGCTGGAAAAGGGATCAAAAGATGGTGATTATAATTTTGTAAATAGAGATAAAATAATAGACTCGTTAAGTGGAAAATATAACGCTTATAGTGATGACCACTTATATATTACACCAAATGGTAAATTCGCTGTATTGGAATTTGATAAAGACGATAGAGAATACTTTTTAGAATTAAATAGTTTTAAAGAATACGAAGATTGGTGTATAAAAGAAAAAGAAAAGACCATATCAGATATTTGTAAAAAATGTGAATACCTAGGCGGTTGTTTAACTGAACATTACAAGTATGTTGATAATTTAAAAGATGGTTGTAATGGATACAAGTATGTTTTGGATACTTATCAGTTTAAATATGGCAAATAGAGCATTTTGTATTGGTAATGGAAGAAGTAGAAAAGGTTTTGATTTAAAAACTTTAAAACCTCGTGGTGTAATATTAGGTTGTAATAATCTTTATAAAGATTTTGTACCAGATATATTGGTTGCAAAAGACGCTCCAATTATGCACCACATTTATAATTCTGGATATTGTTATACAGCTAAATGTTTTTTTAAAAATTGGATAACGATACCTGAAGCTAAATTTGAAACTACACTACACAAGTTATTTCCTGGGTATAGACATTTAAGAGCAATAAGAAAATCAGGTCAGTTAATAGAAAATGGTAGAGCAGGTTCAAGTGAGTTTGTATTACACGGATATAATGATGAAGAAACTAAAAAGAATATGGTATGTGTAAGTTGGTCTACAAAAGATTATGTTATTAATATAGCAGACATAGTAAGAGACGCCGAACAAATGGATTGGTCATCAGGTCCTTTAAGTGGTTATATTGCTTGTAAAGATATTAGAGAATTAAAAGAAGTCTATCTAGTTGGACACGATTTATATAGTGTGGGTAAAGGATTTAATAATATATATGCAGGACAGAAATTTTATAAAAAAGATACGCACCCTAGTAATTATTATGTACAAGGTTGGATACTAGAATGGAAACAATTGTTTAAGTGGTATCATTGGATTAAATTTTATAAAGTTAACAAAAAAAGTTATTTAAATATAAACATTCCTGAATGGAGCGATTGTAAAAATTTGGAGTATATAAGTTATGAAAGAATGGAAGCTCAAACAAGAAATTTACCATAGACTAAATCCTACTCACTCGGATATGTTAATGGATAAAGAGATATCCTTAATATGGGGTGACCAAGATATAATAGATTACGCTATTAAACATTGGAACGAAAGAGTAGATAAGTTTATATATCCTGCAAAGAGTTATTGTGTAGCGATATGTTATGCGAAGTGGATAGAGAGAGATTATGGAGATAACTTTTGGGACTTATTAAATGACCAAGCGTTATTGTATAGTAATGACCCATACTTTGAAATATATAAAGACAAGAAACATATTTACAATCCAATAATATCTGCTTTCCCAGAGGATGAAACTTTAGGAATGATACCTGATATTAGGGATTGGTATGAAAAAGAAATAAGATACGATACTGGAATTAGTATAAATAGTAAATATAAGGAGAAATAATTATGGCTATTAAGATTAATGGAAAAGACTATGATGAAACGAAGTTTGACGACAAGACTAAAAATTATGTCATTGCTCGTCAGGAACTTGTTCAAAATCGTGCTAGGTTGGAGATTGAAGCGGAAAAAATTGAGGTATTGATAAGATTTTATAATACTAAAATTTGTGAATTCTTAGGAATTGACCCCAATGCTCCTAAAGATAATACCGTAGAAACAAAAACACCAATATTAGAACCAAAAACAGAAAATAAAGTAAAGTAGAGATATTAAATGGCGGCGATTGCTAACTTACGAATAGACCAAGGCACTACATTTTCAAGCAATATTAGTTTAGCAGGAGATGATGGAAAGGCTTGGGATTTGACTGGATATACCATAGAAGCTAAATGTGCTAAAGGGTATGAAAGTACAAAAACAAGAATTGCTATGACGACTGCTGTAGCGAATCCACTAACAGGAATTATCACATTATCATTAACTTCAGCACAGACAGCGGCTTTAGACGCACCAACTAGATATGTCTATGATGTAGAAGTTACTAGGACAGCAGATAGCGTAGTTACCAGGGTTATAGAAGGGATTATAACCGTTCGCCCTAATGTTACCGTTTAAATTCTTTAATAGTAATTAGTTTTCAGTTCCTAATTGGTATAAATATTAACAATAAGGGAGAAAACAAGTGTCTCAAATAAAAGCTAGAATAGACTCAACGATTAGTAGACCTCAGCAAGTATCAGTTACTATGCCTGCAGGAGCAGCTGCTCAAACTGCTGTTACTAATTCAACTTTGAAGCTAAGACTTTTAGCAGATGTTGACTCAACTTCTTTATTAGATGGTTCAATGATTCAATATTCTTCAACAAGTGATAAATTTGTTGTAAGAGACGAAATCACAACTACAACAGGTTCAATAACACTAAACGGTGGTTCATATTAAAGAGAGAGAATAATCTATGTCAACAATAATAAAGATAAAAAGAAGTTCAACAACAGACAAACCTAGTATATTAAAACTTGGAGAATTAGCTTTATCATATGGAACAGGAACTGCAGGAAATCATGGAGATAGATTATTTGCTGGTACAGGTGGGGTTGACGGAAGTGGTAACGCAAATGATATTGATGTAATTGGTGGTAAGTATTTTACAACTTTATTTCCAACTACAAACGGTACCGTTACTGCTGAAAAATTAATAACAACAGATTCAAACAATAGAATTGACCAATTGGTAGTTGGTAACGCACTTGCCGATTCAGGTCAATTGACATTTAACGAAGCATTAAACAACGGTTCAAATAATGTTGTTTTAAAAGCTCCGTTATCATTAACAAATTCATCTACACTTTTATTACCTGATGGTGCTGGAAGTGCTGGACAATTTTTAAAAGTAACCACAGCAAGTGGTTCAGAAGCTCAATTAGGATTTGATGATGTAGATACTACATTAACTATCCAAGATAGTGCTGCTGCTACAATTAACTATCAAACAAATGCTACTTTATTATTAACTGGTGATGGAACAATTGATACAGCGGTTACTGCAAACACGGTTACAATAAAAGTACAAGACGCTTCAATTGGAACAACTCAACTTACAGACGGTGGTGTAACTAATGTTAAATTAGCAAATACTGACACAACATTAGGTTCTACTGCTTTAACTCTTGGTCAAACGGTTACTGATATTGCAGGATTAACAAGTGCTGTTGTTGATGACTTGACTTTAAATGGAGTTGATATTTCAACAACTGCTGGTAATAAAGACATTACTTTAACTCCACACGGAACTGGTGTTGTTACCGTACCTAGTGGATATAAAGATAGAGCAGGTTTTGGTTCTGACGCATTAGCAACTAAAGAGTATGTTGATGGATTTACTTCAGGATTAGATGTTAAAGAAAGTTGTAGAATTACTACAACAGCTAATTTAACGGTTACTTATGACCAAATAAATGCTAGATTAGATAATGCTGATACTCAAGCGGCTATAACATTGGATGGTGTTGCATTAGCATTAAACGATAGAGTTTTAGTTAAAGACCAAACAGAAAAAAGACAAAATGGAATTTATTATGTATCAATCATAGGTGATGGTTCTACTAACTGGAGATTGGTAAGAGCTACAGACGCAAATAGTGGAGCTAAATTAACAGGTGGTTCATTTACTTTTGTTGAAGAAGGAACGGTTAATAGTGATAATGGTTATACATTTACTCACTCTGGTTCACCTACAATGTCTGATGGTACTTTATCAAACAATACAGAATTAGGAGTATCTCAATTTTCTGGTGCTGGACAAATAGTTGCTGGTTTAGCTCTTGTAAAAGCAGGAAATACTTTAGATGTAAATGTAGATGATTCTTCAATTCAAGTTATATCAGACAAAATACAAATTAAAGCTTTAGGAATTACAAACGCTATGTTAGCAGGAAGTATTACTGCTGCTAAACTTGATAATCCTAACATTACATTAGCAAGTGATAGTGATACAGGTAGTCCTAGTACAGCTATAGAAGGAACTTTAACATTAACTGGTGGAGAAGGAATTGATACTTCTGCTTCTGGTTCAACAATAACAATTACTGGAGAAGACGCTACGATAACAAATAAAGGAATCGCTTCTTTTGATACTGACACTTTCACGGTAACAAGTGGTGCTGTTGCGGCACATACAATTGATGGTGGACCATACTAATGGCTTATCAAGTAATAAAACCAAAACGAAGTTTTACCGCTTCATCTATTCCTGGGACAGGTGATTTAGAAATTGGTGAATTAGCAATGAATCTTACTGATGGTAAGTTTTATTCTAAACTCAATTCAAGTACCGTTAAAGAAATGGGTGGTGCTACAGCAATTGATATAGACACCGTATTAAGTGCAGGAGCTATTTCAACAAATGATTTAGTTTTTAATAATGCAAATATAGTATTTGAAGGTGCTACAGCTGATTCGTATGAAACAACTTTATCGGTTGAGGATCCAACAGGAGATAGAACCGTTAAGTTACCAGATTCAAGTGGAACATTAGCTTTAGCAGGAGATATTCTTGCTTTTGCTGTTGTATTTGGAGGATAATAAGATATGGCTAGTGCTTTTAAAAATACTGGACAGGAAAATGTGATAGTTAATGACGCTACAGCAGATGTATACACTTGTCCTGCTAATGCGACTGCTGTATTACACGCTGTTTATATTTCTAATACAAATCCTGCTACTCAAGCAGTAGTAGATGTTTCAGCAACGATTGATGGTGGAACAACTTTTAGGAGTATAATAAAAGGATGCGTTATTCCACAAAATAACACATTTATATTGGATAAACCAATAAATTTAGAGGCAAGTGATAAGTTAAGAGTAGTGAGTAATGTAACTCTCACGGATACATTTTTATCCATATTAGAGAACACATAGGTCATAAGATAGATTATAAATAGTATAAATATAAGGAAGAGGAATTAAATTTATGGGATTAGCATTACCAACAGGAGCAAGTCAGGCAGTTGCAACAGACGCTGCTGGATTTCAGATTTCTAATGAGTATGCCATGCACGCCATGAACCGTGATGAGAATGGACTATTAATTTACTCTTTGACAAAATTAGATAGTACAGATTTGATTGAAGTTAATGACGGACAAGGATTTGGTTATAATGGTTTTGAAGGTCTTGCAATTGGGAAAACGAGTGCAGGAGTTGTTCAGAATACTTTACAGAATACTTATGATGAAGGTTCGGATGACCATTTTGAAACGAATGCTAAATATAGAAAGTATCAACAAGTTAGATTTGACGGATTGAAACTTTTTTATTTTCTTAATGATGATGGTATGTTAGTTGCTAGATACCAACACGATTTTTTATATGCAACTGGTGACCAAGAAAGTGCAACAACAAATAGTAATTGGATACCACCTGGTGGAAATTATTACACACAAGCAAATCAGGAAAGGTATTTCTAAAACAAAAATTAGAGAGATTTAAAAATGGCAGATTTTATTTTAGGTAGACTTAAATTTCACTTTAAAGGTGATTGGGTTACCGCAACAGCTTATATTAAAGATGATGTAGTTAGATATGGTGGTAATACTTTTGTCGCAATAGTAAACCATACTTCTTCTGCACTTTTTGAAACAGAACTTGTAGCAACAAAATGGAAAAAATTCGCAGCTGGTACTGAATGGAAAGGTGTTTGGACAGCTACTACTTTCTATAAAGTAGATGATGTAGTACAATGGGGAGGTTCTACCTTCGCCTGCAATACTGCTCACACTTCACAAGCAGATTTATATGACGACACAGCAAAATGGACATCTTTTGTTCCAGGGTTTGCGTGGAAAGGTACCTACACAAATGGTACTGCTTACAAAGTTAATGATTTAGCAAAATATGGTGCTAATGTTTATATCTGTACCGTAGAACATACTGCCGCTTCTACAATAGATACAGCAAAATTCGCCGTATTCGTTTCTGGATTAGAATTTGAAGATTCTTGGAATTCAGGAACAGCTTATCAAGCTGGTGACATTGTAACTTACGGTGGTTATAATTATGTTGCTGAACAACAAAATTCAAATGAAATACCATACAACAACGCTTCCAATTGGGTAGTATTAACTACTGGTTGGAAAATGCAAGGCACATACGCTGGTGCAACTGCATATAAAACTGGTGATGTTGTTAGATACGGTGGTCATACATATGTTGCAACAACAGACGCACAAGGAATAGTTCCAACAACAACTGCAAATTGGGATTTATTAAATGAAGGATTTAATTGGAGGGATGATTGGACAGACGCAACTGATTATGCTCCAGGAGATGGTGTTAACTATGGTTCATCATCTTATAGATGTAAATTAGCTCACACTTCTTCTGCTGTTGCAGGAGACGCTAAACGACCAGATTACGATAGTGGTGGAGTTTATTGGGATTTACTTGCTGAAGGTGATACAAACGCAACTCTAACTACAAGAGGTGATATTTTAACAAGAGACGCAACTCAACGAGCTAGATTAGCTGTTGGTACTACTGGTTCATTATTAAAATCAGATGGTACAGATGTCGCTTGGGCAGTACCTGGAGTTACAACAGCTGTTTATTTTGTTGGCAAACACGGTGCTGATAACGATCCTGCTTCTGATTCAGGAAGAGGAACATCTTTAGAAAAACCTTGGTTAACAATTCAATACGCATTAACTTGGATGGCAGTAACAGGTAATATTGCTGCTGCTACAAACAAAATACTTTATGTTAAAACAGGAGAATATGAGGAGGCATTGCCACTTATAGTTCCTGCTAATACAGCTTTAATTGGTGACGCATTAAGAAGTACAAAAATTGCTCCTGCTTCAGGAAATTCAACTGCTTCAGGATTAACAAGTACACCTAACGCAAGAGCAGATATGCTTAGAGTTAGAAATGGAACTACGGTTAGAAACTTTACATTTTCAGGAATGCTTGGAACAAATGGAAGTGATGACTCTTTTGGAGTAGCACGACCAAATACTGCTGACGGTGCAAGTCGTTCAGGAGTATGTATTGCTTTAGATCCAGGTTCTGGAGTATCAGATACTTCCGTTCACATTACAGATAAAGAACCTTCTATAGAAAATTGTACACACATTGGTACTGGTTCTGTTGGAATTAAAGTTGATGGTTCATTACACAACGCTGGATTCATATCAATTTTTGCAAATGATTTTACACAAGTTAGTTCTGACGGTGTTGGAGTATGGACTTTATCAAACGCTGTAGCTGAATTAGATTCAGTATTCACTTATTACTGCCACCACGGCTATCTTGCTGATAGTGGTTCTTTAATTAGAGGTTTGAACTCAAACAACTCTTATGGAGAATATGGTTCAACAGCTGCTGGTATTGACGCTGCTGAAACAGCTTATACTGGTGCTGTAGATTTACAAAACAACGAGGCAATAGTTGGAAGAACATTAATTGCTGATGGTAAAATTGGAAGATTAGAAATGGAATATGCTGGGGAAGGTTATTCTTCTTCAACAATAACTATTGGTGGAAGTGGAACTTCTGCTGCTGTTACTGGAGATTTAAGTGATGGTGCTATAGAACATATTACGGTAAATACTACTGGCGCAACACAATTCTCATCTTCTTCTGCTTTAGATTTTAGATATGCACAAGGAGGAACTACAAGTACAATTATCCTTAATGCTAGTGATACACAAGCAGATGACTTTTATAATGGAATGAGAATTAACATTTATCAAGGTACTGGTTATGGTAGTACTGGAACGATAAGTGATTATGTTTCTTCTACAAAAACTGCTACGGTACAAAAAAATAATAGTAGTGCAGGATTTGATGTCTGGGTAAATTCTGGATTATCAGCTGCTACTACTTTTGATTCAAGTACTGGATATGAAATAGAACCAAAAGTTGCTATCTCTGGTGGAGGTTCTCCAAGTAGAGAAGCTCTAGTTAGAGCAGTTATAGTAGATGGATTACTTTCAAAAGTTTTAATTTTAGATGGTGGTGCTGGATATTCTTCTGCACCTACGGTTACATTAACAGACCCTAGTGCTGGAACGCTTGGTACTGCAACAGCAACAATCGGAGATGGAGTTATATCTCGTACAACGGTTGGTACTGCTGGTACAGGATACAAACAAGAAGACACAACTGCTACGGTTGCTGGAGATGGTTATGCTGAAATATCAAGTGAAGGAACTGCCTTTGTTAGAGTAGATGGATTATCTAAAGAACCTGCAGGTGGAGATGTAATAGAGTTTGCTGGAATATCTGGACAAGCTTATTATGTTGTTGGAGTTACAGGATATTCTGCTGGTGCTGGAACGGTTAGAGTTAGTCCTAAATTTACAACTTCTAATAAACCAACTAATAATGAAACAGCAACTTTAAGAAGTAATTACTCAAATATCAGATTAACTGGACACGACTTCCAAGATGTTGGTACTGGAGATAGTACAACAACTAATTATCCAGGTACACCAAGTCAATCTGCGGATTCAAATGATGAAATAATTGAAGTAGATAGAGGAAGAGTATTCTATTCTGCAACTGACCAAACTGGTAACTATAAAGTAAGTAACTTATTAAATGTTGACCAATCAACTGGTAAAGCAACATTAACTGCTGAAGACCTTGCACTTTCTGGATTACAAACATTAAGTTTGGGTTCAACTGCTCAAGGAAATTTTGGCGCTACAATTAACGAATTTAGTACTGACGGAACACTATCAGGTAATTCTGATACTGCTCTTGTAACTGAAAAAGGTATTAAAACTTATGTAGCTGAACGACTTGGAGGAGGACAAAACGATTTATCTGTTAATTCAATAACAGCTGGTAGTGTTTATACTTCAGGTGGAACAATAACAACAACAGGATTAAGTGGAACAGATGTAAACTTAACTATCGGAACACAAAACTCTGGTATAATTACTCTTGCTGCTCAATCACAAACAAGTATTACACCAACAACTGCAAACGACCTAGTTAATAAGTCATATGTTGACGCACAAGGAACACCAACATTACAAACACTTTCAATTGATGATATGGATTTAGCATTAAAAAGAAGAGTTATTACTAATGCTAATGAACTTGTACAGAAAGAAAGTGTGTTTTTTGATGGAACGGATGCGACTGAAGGGTTTGAATTTATTAACGGCACTATGCACATAAACATAGATAATGCTGGGGATTTGGTAATAGAAACAATATAAATAATATTAGAAATAGGAAATAAACAATGGCAACAACAAAAACTAGAATCGGTAACTTGTTTTTCAATTATCAAGGTGAATATTCAAGTACAAAGACCTATCATAAAGATGATGTTGTTATATACAACAACACAGATTGGATTTGTACTAAAAATTCATCAACAACTGGAACTGCACCAGTAGATAATCAACGAAGATATGTTAGATTGACTAAAGCTGTTTCTGCTGGAACAGGTGCAAACGCATATAAATGGGATGGTGAAGCAACTTGGCCGCAAGAAGAAGTACAATATAAAGTTGGCGATACATTGGTTTTATACCAAGATGGTGCCGACTTTGATGATAACCGAGTAGCATTTTCTAACTCTTCTTCAAATAAAGCTACAAATCTTTGGCATACAGATGTAACTTATTTACTAGATGGAAAAGCTGTAGGTGCTGGAACTGCTGTTGGAGATTATTTTAACGACACTACTTTCAACAATGCTGCTACTAGAGAAATAAGAATAGATTTTACAAAAGAAACACCTAAAGAAATTTATGTGTTTAATTTTCAAAACGCTTCTGCTTTTTGGGGTCCTAAAATAGTTGTTGCTGACCATGCAATTTGGAAACCAATTAGACAATCATTTAATTGGAGAGGCGAACACGATAACACTAACGATACTGGTTCATATTTAACTTACTACACAAATGATATAGTTAAAGTATTTGTAGATGTAGATAATGATTATCTTCATTCTACAATGAACCAAGAGCATATTCAAAGAGTAAGAGCTACTTATATTTGTATAAGAGAACATACTTGTGATGGTACTAACAAATTTTTACCTTGGGACCAAGAAAAAGATACAGACGATTGGAAATATTGGGAAAGAGTTTCAGAAGAAATGCAATTTGATGATGAGGTTATTACCGATAGTGGTGCTGTTGCAACAATTACTAATGTATCAGCTGGTTCTCCAAGTAGACAACCAGGATATTATGAAAGTGTTAATTGTATTAATGTAACTGCTGCTGCTGAAAATTCAGGTGCAGGAAGAACTGGTGGATATAATACACCAATGTTTGATGTTGAAATAGAAGGATATCAATCTGCAAAAACTTGGACGGTTGAAAGTGGTGCTCATTACAAAAGAAAAAAAGGAATTTATAAAAATTTAACTCACACTTCTTCAACTGGTGGTGGTGGAAACTGCTATTGGGATTTTGAAGTAGACCAAGACGGTGAAGTTATTGTTTCAACACTTACTAAAAAACTTCTTAATGGTCAAATGGGTGGACTTGGATACGCTATAGACGAAGAATTAACTTTCGCTGACGCAGGTTTTGGTGGCGGTGGTGCTCCAGATGTTGTATTAAAAATATCTGCAATAGGAACTTGGGGTGCTTTACTTATTAAAGTATCTCCAGACCAAAGACACGGAAGACAAAGAAGTAAGTGGGACAACGACAATGACACTCCTTTAATGGGCGGTGAAAATAACGCTGTTTCTGACCAACTAAAATTTGATGGATATATATTTTATGCTTCTTCATCTCCAACCTTTGATGTTGCAAGTACACAGAAAAAAGCTAGAGGATATCAACATAGATATTCAGGTAATAGATTAGAGTGTATGAGTTTATGTAATACAAGTGGTCCACTTGGAGACGATAACAAATATTACAGATTGCCAGGACAATTCCAACAAGCGAATTGTGTTAACTGGCCTTGTTTCATAAATGGTCGTGGTGGAATTACAAGTTGGGGTTCAAACTCAACTGGACAAGCTGGACTTTATATAGATGGTGTACTATCAGGAGTTGGAATGACATTCCCATTCCTAGATTGGTATAGAAGTTCTGATAATGGAGGTTCTGGTATTCATACAACTCCAGATAAAGAAACGCCAAAAGCAATTCAATTAATATCTGGATATGAGTGTGGTATGGCATTATTTAATAATGGCGAAATATACCATTGGGGTTACGGAGGTCAAGGACAAAGTGGTGACGCTTCTACTACAAGCAGAAATTTTCCAGTTAGACCTGGTGGAACATACCAAGAAGTTTATGCTGCTGCTAATACTTCAACACATACATTAATGGAAACTAGAATAAATAGAATTTGGATGTCTAATTGGGGTGGAAACAATAATGTTAACTCTCATAGTTGCTATGCGTTAGATTCGGATGGCGAAATGTGGGCTTGGGGTTATAACAACTATGGTCAATTAGGAGATAATACAACAACTGATAAAACTAGACCACAAAAAATTTCAAAAAGTACTTATTTTAATAATAATAAAATTCTTGCTTTCTGGACTGCTGGTGCTCAACACGCTTTCTGTTATGCGCTTGATGACGCAGGAAAATTATATAGTTGGGGATACAATGGATATGGACAACTTGCAAACGGTAACACAACTAATCTCCATGTACCAACTGAAATAACAAGTCCTGTTTTTGATAATGTTGGAGCGTCAAGTATAGGTGGTATTAAAAAATTATTAATAGATTCTGAAGCTTCATATGGAAGAGTTGCTATTCTTACTGACAAAGGCCAAATATTTTGGACAGGAAGAAACGAATTTGGATGGGCGATGATGGGAAATACTACAGATGTTAGTACATTTACAAAAATGTCTAGTGGACCTGGATCCGGAAGTTATGGAACTTGTTCTAATATGTGGTTTACTGGAAATGGAAGATATGCTTCTTTCTATACAAAAGACCAAGTTGGTAATATTAAGTGTTGTGGATACAATGCTAACTATGAACTTGGTATAGGAAATTCAACTAACCAAACTTCGCCAGTAACACCTAAATGGCAGATTAATGGAACAACAGCAACTGATTTAGAAAACATTAAAGACATTGGTTGCAATAGTGAATATGGTAACGAATGGATGTGTAATGTTTGGGTATTAACTTATGACGGATTTATGTTTAATGTTGGAAGAAACAACTATGGATTAGGATGTCAAGGTTGGTCTTCTAGTTATAACGACAGACAATCTACAAATGGAATAGAAGAAACAGATGATTATTATTTCCAAATGCAAAGAATGCCTAATTTCGCACATGGCAGAATTGAAGATGTAAGAGGAAGAGGATATTACTCTAGTGATGGTAATAGATACCACTTTAGAGAAGTTAGAACTTTTGATAACAGGTACTTATTGTGGGGTTATGGTGGATCTTATATTATGGGACAAAATGATGGTGATTACCACTCAATGGCACAACCACCTGTGTTATGTTAATAAATATAATTAAGATAGGGAAAAATTAAAATGGCAAAAATAAATCTCGGAAGAATTAAATTACAATTCCAAGGGGAATACGATAGAGAACAACTATACAGAAGAGACGATATAGTATACCATTCTAACGCAATGTGGATACTAACAAATGAATATCTTGCTGATGGTTCAAGCGCATATGCTCCTGGAAGTAAAGTAGTTGGATATAATGTAAAAGAAAGAACTGGTGGTAACTGGTCGCAAGATCCAGATTACAACGGTGCTGACGCATTTAACTATACACAATATTGGACAGAAAACGAAAGAAAAGGCGAAAGACAAAGAACCGACCAAGATGGAAACCCTATCAAATATAATTCTACTTACGGTTCTAACGAAGAAGGCGCAAATGAACAATCTTGGAATCAAATAGATACAGCATTGGGAACGGTTGTTCGTCATCAAACTCACTTAATGGATGAATATGATTCTATGTTTAGAGAAACAGAAGATGATTATTCAGAAATGGATACTTACAATGGTTATGAACAAACTTATTTTAGATACCACTACAGACCAATAGATAATTCTTTTGAAGTACAGGTTTCTATTTCAGGTGGTGTAGCAGATTTTAAAATTGATAACAGACTAGGTTCTGATACTAAAGGTAGACAATTCGCTGGATATAGAAACTTTGAGTTTGTTAGAGAAGGTCATAGATACAATTTTATTCAACAAAAAAATTCAAACAAATACTATCCAATAGGATTTTCTTATACTGCTGATGGTATTCATAATGCAAATAATTTAGGTAAGTCATTAGGACAGGATCCTGATGGACCTTATTATGTAAAAGGAACAACTTCAACTGGTGATAGTGGTTTCTTTTCACCAATGTATAAAACAGAAGCTTCTGCTATCGCTGAAGATACAAGACGAGGTGGTGGTGGTGCTGCTCACAAATTAACTTTTGACCAAGGTGATGTACCTGGTTGGGAAACTCAATCAGTTGCTTTACAAGGTCATAAACACGCTGATGGCACACAAAGAAAAGATACGCAAGTTTCAGTATTAACAGACGCAAGTAATAACACTTATTTACAAGTTTCAAATTCTTGGAAAGGAACAACTACTGGTGGAGTTGCTTCTTCTGAAAGAAAAACGATTTATTTACATACTGGCGATACTACAGAACATCACGCACAAACAGGAACAACATATTCTTATGTTTATGTTGACGGTGCATTACAAGTTAATTCTAATATAACAGCTGTAGTAACACAAAGTAGAGACGATACAACAACTTTAAATGCTGGTGCTGGAAGACAAAGATTATTAATTAATGGAAAACCAGTTTATCAATTAGTTGCTGAAGCTTCTACCGTTGTTGTTGGTGGTATATCTGGTGATTATCAAGGAATAGATAAGACTGGAACTGGAACAACTACTGCATTGGGTTCAACTCCAACTTCTAACGAAGATAAGATTGAACTTTATATGCCGAAACTTACGGATTCAACAGAAAATACTGAAAGAACTTTTGAAGTTTCTGTATCAGGAAGTAAATTTCATATAGATGGTTCATTGGCAACTGCTGAAACGGTTAAATTAGAAGAAGGAAAAACTTATAAGTTTGACCAATCTGATTCAACTAACGCAGGACAAACATTAACTTTCTCAACAACTAGTGATGGAACACACGCTAGTGGTTCTGCATACACAACTGGAGTAACCCATTATGGTACTCCTGGAAGTGCTGGTGCTCATACAATAATTAAATTACAAGCTGGTGTAGCTAAACTTTATACTTACTCAGCTGAAACAGCTTCCTATGGATTCGCAACAGAAACTTATGATATGTCTGCAAATCTTGGTAAATCATATGCTCCTGGTAATCTACCAAAATGGAGAGGATATGGTAAAAACGGATGGGTTAAATATTACCTAGACGGATATCAAGTAGATGAAAATACTTACATTGAATGTTTCTTTAAATCGGATCAAGCAGATTACGATTATCAATACCCACAAGAAATGGATAATGGAAGATGGAAAGGTGGAAATCAATACAATTTCTTAAACAAAGGTGAGAGAACGGTTGAATTAACGGTTCCTTATCAAACAACTCAATCTGAAGCTGAAAAAACGGTTATCTATCCATTCTGTTTAGAACCAACTACTGCTACTAGAGCAACTACTGGTATGTACAATAGTTCTGGTTTCTCAATTGAGAAATCTTGGAGAGGTTTCAAACATTGGGACAAAATACAATCATCTTTAAGATTTAGAGGTGAATATTCTACTAACACACAATACAATTACAATGATGTTGTGTCTTACAAACCTTTCAAAAAATTAACAAATGAAAAATGGTATACACAAGGTACTGGATTATACAAAGCAATAAGAGATAGTAAAGGTAGACCACCTCAACACGGTCACCAAGAACCAACAAGGTCTCCTTTAATGACAAAATCTTCTGTTACTGCTGGAAAATTAACTGGATACGGTGAACACGAAAATAATAATACAACAGGAAAAAATTATCCTCCACATATTCAATCATATCATAATGCTTGGGAATCCTTTGCAGGTATGAATGCACAAGAACAATGTGCTGGAGTTTGGTTCCCGAATAGGGGTCCAATCGGATGGCCGTTTAAACATGGTCGGTCTGAATCTGCCAATACTTACAGAAACCATATGTACATAGATAAAAATGGTGCATTATGGACAATTGGGGAAGGTAGTTCAAGCTCCGATATGCACCACGCTAGGTCGTCTTCATACTTTAGAGAAGTATGTTTTAGATGGAGAGATTTTTACAATTCTGAAAGCAGAAACGAAGGTGGTTATAATAATAGACGAGGACCTAAATGGTCTCGTTATGACAGAATGAGAACACCTCGCTGTATACAGATTGAACAAGGATACGATTATACAACCGTTCTATTTGATAATGGTGAATTATTCCACGGTGGTTATGGTGGTCACGGTCAACAAGGTACTGGTTTTGATGGTAATCCTAATGTTCCTGTATCACCTGATGGTGTTGAAAATGTACACTTTATTAAAATCACTCATAATATTCAAAATGAAGATAGTACTCATACGATATGCTGTTTAACAGATGAAGGTGATGTATACACTTGGGGATTCAATAGTTATGGTGAAGTTGGTGATGGTAGAGCTACGCATACTTATGGACCTAAAAGAATTCCAAGAGAATGGTTTAATGACGAAAAAATTATAGACATTACTTGTCAAGGAACAGATGGTACTAGTTTTTATGCTAGAACTTCACAAGACAACATTTATGCTTGGGGATATAATAACATTGGTCAATTAGGAGATACAACAACCGTTAACAAATATAGACCAATATTACAGACAGGATTTAACGCTTCAGATAACGGCGGTATCGCTGTATGGCAAGCTAATTCAGGAACATCACACTCCTCTTTCCATATATTAGATGGAGATGGATACATTTGGAGTACAGGTTATAACAACTATAGTCATTTCTTTGATAATACAACAACTGATAGAAATACTATGACAAAAGCAGATATTGCTCCTGGTGGAGATATAGTTGACTTTTGGACAATGAGATACAATGGTTATCATACATCTTTTGTTAGATTGAAAAATGGAGAAACTTGGACTGCTGGATTCTCTGGAACTTATTACAATTCAGGTGATGGTGGACAAGGAACAAACACAGCTCCAGTTCAAGTAGATAAAATTAATAACTTGAAAGAAGTTGCACTTTGCAATACTTATTCTGACCAATGTAGAAGTTATTGGTTAACAGATAACGGTGAATTCTTTTGTCAAGGTAGGGATGTTTACGAATCTATGCCTAATCCTCTTGCTGGAGATAGTTGGAATGGTGAAGATGGAACATACAAACCATACCACGCTTATGTACCTGCAGGAACTAGAATAAGAACAATGTGTATTCAAGGTATTGACCAAGGTACTTCCTATTATGGATTACAACCTTGGGTAGGAACCGAAGACGGACAATGTTTACTTTGGGGATTTTCTAATGCTAATAACTTGGGACATCATGGACCTGCTACTTATTCAAATACAGGAAGACCTTTGATGTGGGGTGCTTGTAATGGAAGATAACATTAATAGTATAAATAGAAGTATTAACAAACAATAACGGAGAAAATAAAATGGCAAAAGTAATATATTCAATGACTGCTGGAATAGCGCAGGATGCTGATTATACTGCACCTGTAGGTGATACGCCAATTAGTTTAGGAGAAGTAGAAGGTAAAACTTATTTTTCTATAGATGATGGTAATACTACTATCACAACTGATGGCACAAACGCTTCAAAATATGGTGTGGCTGTAGTATCAGACGCTGATGAAAAAGTAAAAGTCAAAAATGCAAGTTCTCATGTAACACAAGGACTAAGCACTTTAGATAATGAGTTCCTTACAGGAAAAAGTATGATAGACCTTTTAGCAGATGTCGCTGACTCAACAGGAGCAACAACAACTGCAATAGCAAATCATAAAACAGCAAAAGCTACATTTTTAACAGATTTAGGATTTTAATTAATAAATTTAGAAAATAGGTAATAGTAAATGGCATTAGATATTAAAAATTTTAAAGTAACCTGGAAAGGCTCTTGGAAAGATAAAGAATCTTACGATAAAAATGATGTGGTTTATTGGAGAGGTAAAAGTTATAGATGTATAGAAGATACACCTACTCACTATACAATTTCTTCTGAAGCTCCACAAAATACTAATTCGTATGGTAATTATCAACCAACGCTAGTCAAAAGAAGTTACAGACCAGATAATAGAAGATATTGGACATTACTATTAGCAGGTAACGATAACATTGAAACTTGGCAATATTGGAGACAATATGAAAGAGGCGAAATGGTTAAAGTTGCTGACAAAATTTATCTATGTTTACAAAGAACAAGATATTGTAATACTTGGGTAGAAGAACACGATGGAAGACCATCAAAATATTGGACATTAATATATGTTAATGAAAACAAGTGGTGTACTAGAAACGAAGTTGTATCATTTAACAACCGTGCTCCGTTAGGTTGGAGATACAATATGGGAGTTTCACACACTGGTTGTGCTGACCAATCATATAGAACTGCTACAATATGCTCAGATGGTTCTGATATGTGGGTTGGTTCTTCTGACTCATCCCAATGTTCTGGATTAGGAGAAGGTACTGCTGGAAATGACGAACCTGCAAAACATATGTCAACAGGTTTCACATTTACAGATTGGATGGCTTCTACAGATAATCAAAATTGGAATATTAATGCGACTGGAAGGATGACAACTCCTGACGGTAAAGCACCAAGAGTAATACAAATAGCACATAATTATCAAAGAACAATGTGGTTAATGAATAATGGTGAAGTATATGCTGCTGGTAATAATGGAAATTACAATTTAGGAAATTCTGAAACTACAGATAGACCTTATGCTGTAAGATGTACTGCAACAGATACACAAGACTGGCAAGGAAATACAATTGGAAAAACTTTCAATCAAACTAGAATGGTTAAAGTTGGATTTTCAGACGAAGCAAAAGACCAAGGAACAACTTGTTCACAATACGCACTCGGTTCCGATGGTTCAGTATGGGTATGGGGATACAATAATGAAGGTCAACTTGGACTAGGTAATCCAGGAATTAATGCTCTTGCTGACGCTGTTGGCGGACCAACTTCAACTGCTTTCTATTCTGTAAACATACCAAGACCAGTAAGATTACCACAATCATATTTTGATGGACGAAGAATTGTAGATATGTGGGCTTCTGGTTCACAGAATGCTTATTGGCACGCTTTAGATGACACAGGACAATTATGGGCTTGGGGTCACAATATTTACGGTGAATTAGGATTAGGTAATAGAGTTGGATCTCATTACTATACGGTACCTTATAGAGTTGGAATTAACTGGAATAGATACGGTGGAATTAAATTATATAGAACTACTCACTCTAACGGTGACCAACACTCTACACACATTTTAGATGGTGAAGGATATATGTGGTTCACAGGTTATACGACTTCTGGTAACTGGCCAATTGGTTCTCCAGGATTAACAACAACTCATCACATTGGTTCATTTAGAAGAGAAGGTCACTTTATAAACGGTGATATAGATTTCTTCTGGTGCGGTGGCGATGAAGAAAAATGGTTGTATATAAGACAAAAATCAACAGGTATGTTATGGGTACACGATGGAAACTATGGAACTTATGGTGGTCGTGGACAATCAGTAGAAAACAACGCATACACTTATTTTTCTGGTGGACATCCAGGAAGCTTTATACATCAAAAAGGTCCTAAATGGGCTGTCAATGTATGTGATGTTGGACAAAATAGAGGTGATGGAACTTATACTTACTCTTTCCCAATGATACTTGATGACGAAGGATTAATATGGGGTGGTTCTCCATATAGTAATGAAGAACAAGGACTTGGTGGTCCGTCTTCAAATGAAGAACATTGGAATAATGGTGGTCGTAATGACACGCAAGGTGCTATGGAAGACAATGAAATGTTTAGAACAAGAAAAAGAATTGTATTCCAACCTTCAGGTGGTCATAGATGGACAGATTTATTCTATTCAGGAACTAGTTCTTCAAATATACCAAGAGCTATTAACCAAAGAGGTCAAGTATACTGGACTGGTTATGATGGAAGTACTTCAGTAACTCAACACTATGATTATTATAGTGAAGGTGCTGCTAGTAACCAAACACAATACTTCTTCCACTTGGGTCCTAGAGACTAATAAACAACAATATAAATAACTATATTATAGACCTGTTAACAGGTCACTATATAAAAAACTTGGAGTGAAAAATGAAAGACCTAGAAACCTTTATAGACAAGGCTCGTAAAGTATATGACGCCTTACCATTCATAGAAGAATATATAAACAACAAATTAATTAGAGAGGTAAAGGCAACTTTTCTCTATAATCAATCGTTGATTATATCATCAATAGAAAATCTTTGTAGTGAATATACTAAAGACTCTCCCGAAGTACTAATACAAAACAAATTAAACGAAGCTTGGAAACAAGAATGGCCTTATGAGGCTGATGATGTTAGTAAGCCTTGGGTACAACCATCAATGATGTATGCAACTCAAAATTGGGTTGAACATATAAATTCTATTAAAGACATACCACACAAAATAATTTCTCACCTATACGCTACTCATAGCGAGATACATAAACATCAAAAATCTTCTGTATTATATGAAAAGTTAGAAACAAAATTTAACGAATATTACAAAGACCATAAAGATGAAATGTTAGCTGAGATTAAAACATCTTGGGATTTTAAACAAAGTTTAGTATGGGATTTAGAAGCACATAAAGAATATATGGATGAAGTGTTACCTAGAATTAATCTATTTAAAGTTGGTGCAAAAGAAATAATGGAAGATAAGTCTGGTAAAAATGATATGTCTGCTGGTAATAGAGACGAAACAGAAGATATGAAAGTAAGAGCAGAATTAATGAAAAATGCGGTTACTATGAAAGAAATGAATATTGATGATTTACCAGAAGAATATAAAGAGTATGTTGAAGAAGATTTAAAACAAGAAGAACTAAAGAAAAAAGAAACAGATAAGAAATTTGAAGACGCTCCTAAAAGATGAAAACATTAAAGGAACTTACTTGGGAACATCATAAAGAAGCTGAAAGACAACATTTTGTAAAAACTCTTATGTCAGGTAAAATAAATCCAGAGATTTATGCTGTCTATCTTTTCAATCAACATCAATGTTATAATATAGTAGAATCATTAGCAATGTCAGAAGGTATCCTTGATGATATGCCTGAATTGCGAAGAGCAAAATTTATTAAAGCAGACTTTGATGAATTGTGGACATATAAATGGCAACCTGCAATGATGACTTCTACAAAGAAATATTTGGACCATTGTAATGAAAATTTAATGGATAATCCTGATAAGATAGCTGCTCACATTTATGTAAGACATATGGGAGATTTATCTGGTGGTCAAATGATAAAATCAAAAGTACCAGGTCAAGGAACATATTATAATTTTAATATTAGATATGTTGAAGGAAGAAGACAATTGTATAAAAATATTAAAGAATTAGAAGAAGCATTAAAAGTAAAAGTAAATAGTTATCAAAAATATTCAGACCAAAGTACTTTAACTGAAAATATTAATAGTGTTGTTTATGAAGCAAGAATGTGTTTTGGATTTGCAACAGAACTATTTAAGGATATGCAAAAATTTATAAAAGATAATGAAAAGAGGTTTGGCGATGGCTTACTATCAGCGAAATAGAATATGGGAAATGGTAGAAGGTGTAACTACACATATTCAAGCAATTTTTAAAAGAGAAGGTAAATGGATTGGTAAAGGAGTATGGAAAACACCAGAAGCAAGAAGATGTCAATTAAAGGTTGTTGACGAAAAAGAAACAAAAGGATTCTATATGCTTCATTGTTGTGTATTTCCAAAATATAATAGTCCTATTTACGGATTAAGTATATGTGCGACTACAAAAAGAGTTGATGTCTTCCACGATTTTACTCCAGTACAGAAAGACCACTCTATGGTTCCTTGGTTTGCTAAAGAAGTAAAGGGATATACACCATCTAAAGTAAGAGAGTTACCTGATTGGGCAACTAAAATTTATAGTCCTAATGTAATAGCTGCTACTAATATAACAAAAGAAAGCGAACTTATGAATGCTTTGAGTTTAGTAGAATGCAATCTAGGTGTTTACTTTACACTATTAAGAAGATATGATAAAGAAGTACAAAATACACAGGAAATAGAAGACACTCAAAATAGATATAAAGCAACGATTGAAGATAATGTCAAATGGATAACAAATGACTACCAATAAATTATAAATATAGCAGAAGATAAAAGGAAATAACTATGGCAACTCCAAATACGAGACAAACATTAATATCTTATGCTAAAAGAGCATTAGGACATCCTGTTATAGAGATAAATGTAGATGATGACCAACTAGATGATAGAGTAGATGAAGCAGTACAATACTATTCACAATATCACTATGATGGAATCAGAAGAACATATTTAAAATATCAGTATACTCAAGCAGACCAAAATAGAATTTTAGCAGATGGTACCGAAGGCGCAACAAAAAATTCTGTAACTAGTACCTGGAAAGAAGGTAATAATTATATTATAGTACCTGAAACCGTATTTGCGGTTACAAATATATTTCCTTTCT